AGGCGGGACACAGGCGGGACAAACAGAATAAAAGTAATAAAAGTAATAAAAGTAATAATACTATATATGCAAAAAAAACAAATACAAAAAAAGCGTTCAAAGGATTAAGTGATGAGTTTCTTAATAAGTGTAAATCTAATCCTGAATTTGCCCATATTGATGTAGACCTTATTTACAGAACTTTTACAGACTATTGTAAACAAAAGGGGGGAAGACCTTATGCAGATTACGAGGCTGCATTTAGAAACTTTCTCCGTAGAGATAAACAGTTTAAACGCCCTAAAGATGAAAGGAGGTTAAGTAATGTCCCAAAATCAAACGCTAAGTATAGCAGAGGCGGAAAATTACTTGAATAAGCTTATAGACTTTTCAGCTTGTAATCTAACACAAGAGCAAACGGACACGTGGATTGAGCTCTTGGGTCAATATAATGATGAAGTTGTTAAGAAAGGTATGGTAGAAATAATCTATATCACTGAACAACCTAATGGCCAGATGAAAGGTAGACTACCAAGATTGGATAAGGTTAGGAATATTTTAAGTGAGATACGCAGAGAAAGTAACAGTCAGGTACGCAGTGCCTTTATAGACTCATTGGAAGATGATGAGGAATACTTAACAAACGAACAGCAAAAAGAATTAACAGGATTAATGCAAAGGGGGTTTAGTGCTATACAGAAGAAAGAAATCAATATTGACCAATATTATGACAGGCTTGCAGTCTTTTGGGATAAGATTAATGAAAAAGAATTTGCAGCAGAAAATAGAAGAATTGCAGCTAACTACAGAATCAATCCAGACTTTGAACCTACTTATGAAGAAGTGTAGTCACGATAATTTATACTACCAACCGTATGAACCCGAGAATAATGCACCTGAATCTCTTACATGCGAAGATTGTGGAATTGATATGAATGAGCCTGAACCAGATTGGAGCGTTTAAACATGGCAAGTAAATCGAAAGCAAAAGGGAATACATACGAAAGAGAACTTGTTGATTATTTTAAGGGGAGAGGCTATGAAACAAAAAGAGCATGGGGTAGTGATGGTAGAAGTATGGGCATGGAAGAGGATGTAGATGGTTACTTTATTAAAGATAATGTAATGTGGAAGTTTCAAGCTAAACGCAGAAAGGCTATACCAAAATGGATTGACCCCGGTAATTCTGACATGACCATTATGAGAGCAGACAGGGGTGAGAGTTATATAGTTATGAAGCTTAGTACATGGGATGATAATCATCCTCTAGGAGCTGGTTTTAAACATAAGGATACAAAAAAGAATGAAAAATAGTGTCATACGATTTACCACTAAAGACGCAATAGAACAATTTGAAAAAACTGTTTTAAAAGATTATGACAGAGATAGATTTATTATAAAAAGAAGAAGACATGGTAGGCATAGTTTTTCAATACTTATTAAGGAAAAGATTTCAACAGCTAAGTCTGATATAAAAATACAAGACCCATTGGACATGAAGCCCGAAAAGGATTTGGTTGACGATTTAAAAGACTTATTTAATAATGTTGACAAGGTTTCGGAAGAAAGAAAAAAATCATTTGCCGATAGAATGAGAAACGCAAGACATGATAAAAATGTCTATTGTGATATTTGCGGTAAATACCAAACTATTAAAGAATTTAAAAAATATAAAATGTGCAAAAGGTGTTACAGTGGATAAAATATTGAACTGGGCCAGTAAGTATGGCATTATAAAAGAGCGTTTAAACAAGGCAGATTATTTAATACAAGAATATCATGATTGGTTTGCTGGGTTTGTAAGACAAATCATGGGAGACATAGTAAAGCTTGAACAACGCAAGATGGGTAATACTCGTTTTATAGCTAATACAGAAAGCTATGCTTATACCGCTTTAAAAAGAATTGCAGAACTTGAAAAAGAATTAAAAGAATACCACAAACTAAAAGGAAAGGACAAATCATGAACCCAAAGAAAGTAGAATACAATGAGGCGGATACAAATATGACGTATGCGGCCTCTGTTTTAAAAGCAAATAGCGGTCATCCTGAATATACAAATGATATACGGGAAGAAATGCAAGACAAATATCCTGAAACAATAGCATCTTTTAAAGATGTTACTCAGCTCATGTTAGAGCTTTTTTCAGTTAAGCAGTCTTGTTATGGCCCCGGTAATATCAGCATGGGTGGAAATAAAGAGTTAGCCTTGCTTGCTCTTTCCATCAGGATGAATGATAAAGTGCAGCGTCTTTTAAACATACTCCACAACAGGGATGGTGAGAACCCTATGGAAAATAGTGAATCCATTGAAGATACATTCATGGATTTAGCTGTTTATGGTGTTATTGCTATGACCGTATTTAAAGATAAGTGGGGTAAATAATGCACATCATAGATTGGATATTAGAAAAGCAGTCAAGGTTACATAAGGTAAGGACAGTAAAGTTTAGAGCTAAGCGGAATGCGGACGAACTTATCAAATATTGTAAGCCTTGCAATAGGACATGGGAGCATGTTAGGCCCGGAAATAATGTAAAATCTATTGCTCGATATGAGAACCTTCCAACCTATGGAAAGAAAAAAGAGCTTTGCCCAAGATGTAAGGAAGATGAAGTTAGTAATTAACATTAAGGACGAAGAGACTTTAAGAAGAATCCAAACGAAGATATGGCGCATCTGTCAGCAAAATAATTGTCAGGTGCGCCTTCAACAGCTTCCAAATGAATCAAAAAGACTTAACCCATACCAAGGAATAAACCTAGATGAAGACTAAATCAAAAAGTAATCCGAATATGAGACAGACCACGATTGAATCTGTCTATAGACATTTAATAAAAAAATACAGGAATAAGGGTATTCCTACGGAAATACTTGAAAATAGATTATATCAATTACTTACTAAAAGAGATTAACTCTTTTTAAGCTTGTCTTTGATTGCTAACCCTACCCACTTTTGCAAAGATATACCGCTTTTCAATGCGGCAATCTTTGCGCTAGTGTGTTCTTCCGGTGTTATTTCAACTTTTATAAATACTGGTTTCATAGCGTTTAAACGTCTTTAGTATAAATCTAAATAATCTTTATACCAACGCCTTCCTTTTTTTTGATTGTTCTTTGCCTCCTCAAACGCAATACTTAACGTTTGTTGGCCTTCATACGGAACAAAAATAACTTCATTGATACCTAGTTCCGGTCTTTCGATTGGAATGGCTATAAAGTCCGCATTTACGTTTTTATCATTTAAATAAATAATAATAGAAGTTTCTGAATTACCTGACGTAGTATGGAACTTTACTTGTAGTTTTCTTAATACTCCATCTCTCTCGGCTATCATGTCGCAGCCATCAATATCTATTAATGGTTGGTAAACTGTCCAGCCTTCTTCTATTATTTTCATGATTGTCCGGAGCTCTCCAATGGCCCCCTGTGTTGTGGTGCAGTGTTTGCTTGGCATGTGGTTTGTCCTTTTCTATTTTTCACTGTGTTTGTCCTTTACTTGTTTAGACCGTTTAAACAGTCTCTTTAATTTAAACCTAATTGTAATAAAATAAAATCTTTGCCGGGTTTACCCTCCCGGCTAGGGTTTGCGGTGTCCTATCTAAAGGCGTACTGATTTGCCTCGTGATTTCTTTGTAATTTGCGGTACATCTCTTGTACTTTTTTGTATGTTTCGTTGTTCTCTTTGACTATTGTTTCGCAGTCCTCCAGCGCAGCAAAATACTCGTTTCTTATTTTGTGTATCAATTTGGGGTCTGTATATCTCTTGTTCCATCTGAAATTTTTTACATCTTCATTTACAAAAGCTTCTCTATCTCCATATTTTATATCAGTCAAATGAATCTCAAAGTAATTACCCCAGCCATTCAGCTCCCTACCGCACTCTTCGCCCTTCAGGCCAGTGCCTTGGAATCTTATGGTATCCTTTGCATTTTGATGAGCAAAGCCATCTCTTAAATATGTGCCTTTGAATTTCTCTTCAGGCAATATCTTGGAAAGCTCTTTATCCAGTGCGGTTGTAATATGCTTTGTTACTTTCTTGCCTTGGTATCTTTCAAGGATAGGCATAGCAGCAGCCGCAAGCTCTACTCTGTAATTAAACTGTTCTAATCTGAACATGAGTTCATTTTCTACTTTTTTATGGTCTAATATGTTTATTTTATATTCCATGGTTTTGTTTGTCCTTATCTTGTTATTAAAAATCTTTGGGCCAGCCATAAAGACTAGCCCGTTTAAACGTGTTATTATTTATACTTCCCACATGTATGAATCACCGCATTGACCGCAAATTGGATGGCCCTTTGCAAGCATGGTTCTTGATAACCTAACAAAGTATTTTTCTTCGTATTCATTGTGGCCGCTTCCACAGTCAGGGCATTCAACTTTAAGCATTCTCGTGCCTTGTTTTTTCCTTGGCTTATAGTCCAAAGCCTCATGAGGGTATTTGCCCAATTTCTTTTGTATCTTAGCTAGTTTAATATTCATTTCATCACTTGCCACAGTAGCTGTCATTTTACCGGTAAGGCCAATAGCTTTGGCAATGCGTCTAAATGGGCCCCTATGGCCATGTTTACAATTATCATAAGCGTGAATCATTTCATGAGCTAAAACATCACCTACCCTGCTTTCATCGGCTAAAACTGGATGAATGAATATTTCATTGAATCCGTTTGTTTTATCGTTAAAGCATTGACCGATAGCAGCATTTCTTTTTCCGCCTTGAGTTGTAAAGCCGCATGATACTTTGACCTTGCTTAAGTCTACTGGGTAACCAGCTGGCTTGAAGAATACTTCGTTTATTTCTTTGGCCATTGCCACTAAATATTGCTCTCTAGTTTTAAACTGTTTCATAATTTTTGTCCTTTCTTTAATGTGCTGAATTGTTCAGCGTTGTGCAATATTATAAATTAATATATATTGTTGTCAATAGTTATTTTAGTTTATTTGTATAACTTGTTGTCAAATGATTATTTTATACAGGTATATAGTATAGTATTTTTCATCAATTAATAGAGTGTTTAAACATGTTAAATAGCGAACCTATAAAACCTATGAAAACAGGCCCTAAAACCGCTCAGCGTGAGCCCACTCGGAACGCTAAAGGTCAATTTTTGCCCGGTGTAGCTCAACCCGGAAGCGGTAGACCAAGAAAGCTTAAGATTCTCGAGGGTGAAAACCGGGAAATGGTTATAAATAAAGCCCTTGGCATTATTCAGGAGGGCCAAGATAACCCCTTATATAAAGATGTATTATTAAAGCTTATAGATAAGGTCATCCCGTCATTAAAAGCTACTGAACTCAATATAGACAATGGCTCAAGCAATTTAGGCGTTATCGTATTGCCCAGTAAAAAGCCGCTTGATGTCTCTACCCGTCTTAGTAAGGCGGATGTTATCGAGGAGGAGGAGTGAAATTGAGTCAGGATTGTGTCAGCTATGTGCAATAATATGAGCGGTTGCATTAAAATTGTTCACGCTATAAATAAGGTGTGGGGTGTGCCGAGGGACAGTGGGGGGTACCTGTTGGGTTCCCATGCCCTAGGTCTAAACTACGAGTAAAAATATGAATGTAGCTTGGCAACCACACGAAGGCCCACAGACCGAAGCATTAAGCCGCAGTGAATTTGAAATCCTCTATGGAGGTTCAAGAGGTGGCGGAAAGACAGAAGCAGGTCTTGCATGGATGGTAGAACCAGAATTTTTACAAAACGAAATGTACAGAGGTCTTGTTATTCGTAAGAATGTCGAAGATTTAAGAGACTGGATAGACAGAGCAAAAATATTTTATCGCCCCTTAAACGCTAAATTCATAGGACAGCCCTCAGAAATACGTTTTCCCGGGGGTGCAATCATTAGAACTGGCCACTTAAAAGACGAAAATGCTTACGAAAAGTATCAAGGACACGAATATCAAAAAATATTAATAGAAGAGTTGACGCAAATCCCGCAAGAAGAACAATATTTAAGGTTAGTTTCTTCTGCAAGGTCAACAATAGGCTTAACTCCACAGATTTTTGCTACTACAAACCCCGGTGGGCCCGGAATGGGCTGGGTAAAAGCTCGCTGGGTAGACAAAGCACGTGGAAAAACATACGTAGACCCAGTAACTACAAGGACTAGAATCTTCATTCCCGCTAAAGTAACCGATAATCCCACTTTGATGAAAAAAGACCCCGGATATATCCAATATTTGGATGGCTTACCGGAGGAACTAAGACGGGCATGGCGTGATGGAGATTGGGATGTCTTTGTAGGACAATTCTTTAAAGAGTGGCGCAGGGCAGTTCATGTCGTACAACCCTTTAAAATACCAAAAGGTTGGTATAAATATAGGGCGATTGACTATGGATATAGAGCTCCATTTTGTTGTTTATGGGGCGCTGTTGATTATGATGGTAATGTGTACATCTATAAAGAGCACTACGAAGCAGAAAAAGAATTATCGCACCATATACGTATGATTAAACAGCGTAGTGAGGCAGAAAATTATCATTTGACGGTAGGCGACCCTTCTATGTGGGCTAGAAATCCTGTGCGAGTCACAAAAAGGGATTCAATGATACCAACTCACATGTCTATAGCAGATTTAATGGCACAAGCCGGAATTCCAGTAGTAAAAGCAAATAACAACAGGCCAAATGGTTGGGCAGCTATAAGAGAGTATTTACATTGGGAGGGTGAAGAAGAAAACCCGACCAAGCAACCACAAATATTTATTTTTGAAAATTGTGAAAATCTTATAAGAACCTTACCAAGTATGGTATTCGATAAAAATAGACCGGAAGATTTAGACACAAAGACAGAAGACCATGCTGTAGACGCTCTTAGGTACATGATTTTACAATTATACTCACCAAGTAAAAAGGATATAGCCCCATGGCTAGAAAAAGAATTACAAAGACTCGCTTCAACAGACTTCTATCTGCCGGGAATAAGGGCATAGAAGTGCTGAATAAAGATACGGGTGAATGGATTTCAATTAAAGATGTGCTCAGTTCAGATGAGTATATAAAATGGATTGAAGCAGAACAGATAGCTATGCAAATAGCTGAAGCTGAGGATGAAATTTGGGAAATGGGTACGTTAATGTGTGTACCGGGTTTTAGAATAAGTAACAACGAAATGTATAACTAATTATGGCAGAATATAAATCAAAAGATAAACAACAAACCTCGAAAGAGAAACAGCTTATAAAGCGTATAAACGCAATGTTTGACATCGCTAAACGCTCAAGAAGCAATGTAAACAAACTTTGGAGGGAATCCGAAGAGATGTACGCTGGTGAACACTGGCGTGGCAGTAATATGCCTAAGTATCAAAATCAAATGACATTAGACCTTATTGCTTCTGCAATAGATACAATGATACCGATTTTAAGCAGTAGGCCGCCTAAAATAGATGTATTACCATCTTCTACAGATGAAGTAGACCGTAAGATAGCGGAAACAATGCAGATACAAATGGACGACCTATGGGAAATGAGAGACATGCAAAATGTCATGTCTGAATGGATTATGGACTTTTTAGTGTACGGGACTGGCATAATGAAAACTTATTTTGGTGAAGATGACCTACCGGAATGTAAAGTAGTAGACCCATTTAGTTTCTTTGTAAATCCTTCCGCAACAAGATTAGAAAATGCAGATTGGGTTATCTATGCTGCTCCAGTACCGCTACATGAGATAAGACACAAGTATCCAGAAAAAGCACAGTATGTAAAAGCAGATAGTAACTTAGAAAACTTTGAAGCATTAAGAATAAATGACATAGGGCAAGATAATAGCACTAAAGTAGTTATTAACGACCCTACAACTAATTCTACGAGCAGATATTCTAGTGAGGGTGCAGCAGCTGAGGATTTAGAAGAAAGGGTCTTATTGATAGAATGTTGGTGGCGTAGCGGTGAGCATGACTATGTAGATGCAGAAAAATCAGACTCACAAGTTTCTAAAATCCCGGGCAGTAGGCTAACTGTTATAGCTGGAGACTGTCTATTACATGATGGGCCGAGCCCTTACCCGTTCTTAAATAAACAGCATTACATACAGCATCCTTTTCCGTTCGTTGTTGCCAAGAATGGCGGTTCGGCTCACTCTTTTTATGGGAAGCCAGAACCTAAAAGATTAAAATCATTAAATCTAGGATTGGACAGAGTAGCTTCACAAATTGCTGATAATATTCACTTAATGGCTAATCCAATGTGGGTAGTAGATGAAACAGCACAAGTTACTGACAGTTTGGTAAATAAACCGGGTAGCGTGGTTCGTAAAAAGGGGCCGGGTACAGTAGCACAAATATCTCCAGCACCAATGCCGGGATATGTGTTCAATTTTTACCAAATGATGTATGATATATTTGAAGTTGTATCCGGTGTAAATAGAGCAACACAAGGGCGTGAAGCTCCTAATGTTACAAGTGGTGTGCAGGCGGAAACATTACAACGTGCAGCAACGACAAAGATAGAATATAAAAGTAGAGCGATAGATGTCTCTGTGCAACAATTAGGAGCACAATGGCTTTCAATGATACAGAAGAACATGTTGTTAGCGTACCAACAGATTCTGGTATGGAAATGCGTGGATATAAAGGTGTAATGTTTAAAGACCAACCAATGAGAGTCAGAAGCAAAACTGGTTCTATGTTACCTGTAAATAAAATGTTCATTGAACAGAAAGTTCTACAACTCTTACAAGCTGGCATTATACAAGACCCAGAGTTTGTATTAGAAAATATAGAACTTCCGGGTAAGCAACGTATTCTTGACAAACTTAGAGAGCAAAAACAGCTACAAGAAGAAGCAGATAGAGACCAAGCAGCTCAAATGGCAGAGCAAGAAGAAATACTTAGCACAAGCACTGATGAAGATGAGATAATGAACATCTTACAACAACAACAAGCCGCAATGGAACCATTTGGGCAGGAATAGTTGTCAAAAACATCTTTATATGGATTGTATAACTTTAAGAACTTTGCTAACAACGTTTAAACAACTTATGGATATTTATGCGCAGAAAGAAAAGTAAAAGAACTTTATCTGGTAGAAAGTGTAAGCCCGGTTATATATGGGATAATGAAAAAAAAGTTTGTAGGAAGCCGACCAAAGACGAAGACTTTGAAATGAGGTCATGGAAACACGCAAAGGGCGCA